GGCCGCAGCTGCGGCCGCGCGCTCGGTGGGATCGGCCAAACCAGCGATCTGATCGGCCACCTGCTTCATGGACTCATCAAGACCAGCCGAGGCCAATTCGCCCGCGTCCAGCCCCAACTGTTTGAGCATCTTAGAGGCCGCGCCGCCACCTTGCTGCGCCTCCCCCAGCCGCTTGTTAAACCGCTCCAGAGAACTATCCAGCGCACCCTGTGCCACACCTGCGCTCTCGGCAATCGTGCGGTATTCCTGCAGCGCGTCGGTGGTCAGGCCGATCTTGTCAGCGGTTTTGCCAATGTCATCCAGCGTCGAAACCGTCCGCTGCAGCTTGCCAATCACCGCCCCCGCGCCAAGCGCCGCGATCAATGGCCCCATCCGCTTGGCTGCAAACCCAAGCGCGTCAAAGCGTTTGGAGGTTGTGGACAGATTGCGCTGTGAGCGGGCCGCAAACCTCTCCACCCGGCGAATATTGCGATCCATCGCACGTGCAAATTCACGGTCTCGCGCCGCCAGCACGATATTCAGTCGCTCAAAGTCTGTTCCGCTCATCCGTAAAGCCTCACCAATTCGTCTACCTCGGCCTTGCTCGGCGCAGTCCCGCCGGGCTTCATCGCTTGCGCTTGATCCTCATAGCCGCGCTTGATCAGCAGCCAGTCACGCGGGCACATTGCCCGCACTTGGTCCGGCAGGATCCCCAGCGGCGCTGCGCTGCGGATGATCCGCCTCACGCTCCAAGCGCGGGATCGGTCTTTTTTTCGGGTTCATCCTCTGGCGGGACGTCTGGCTCATCGCCGCCGCCCTCGACACTGTCAGGCATGAACGCCACGCCGATCAGCCCCTGCGCGATCTGATAGAGGAACAGGTTTTGATCCGGGCCAAGGCCCGCCACGAGACCATCCGCCGCCGCGTCCAGCATGCCGCCGCCGACAAGCCCCAAGGCCACCATGTCGCGCACCTCGCGCGCGTTTGGCTTCGCGGATCGGCCAAAAAAGCCATCCCACACGTCAAAGATCCCCCGGTGCTGATCCTCAAACCGCTCAATCTCTGCATTCCGCAGAACCAACGGGCGCGACGATCCGGCCAATTCCTCGACCAGACCGCCCCGGGGCGCTTGTGCCGCGATACCCATGGATTAGGCAGGCGCCATGGTGGTGAATTGCACCGCGCCGTTGCTGGCGCCGGTGATCGAGAACGTTACTGTGCCATCATCGCCCAGCTGCAAGGTGATAGAAAAAACGCCCTCATATGTGCCCCAAGCGGGCACAACCAGCTGGAAGGTGTCTTCCATGCTGTCACCATGCACCGCCGTTTTCAGAATCTCCTCGGCGGCGTCGTTGACCACACGGCCATCGCCGGAAAAGCCAATGCTACGCACACCATCCAACGATTTTGCCCACAGCGGCCCCTCGGGGTTCATCGCGTCCGGCACCGTGGCGTCAATGCGCTCGCCATTGATGTCCAGCGACTTGCCGGTGATCCCGGTCAAGGCGATGAACCCGCCCGCACCGTCAGAGATTTTCAAGAGCCACGCGCGGCCCACTTTCGGTCCAGACATGCCGGATCCTCCTTTATTATTCAGATTGAAAGGGAAACCACCCCGCCGGGCAGCATCAGGCGCTAAGGCGCACAGTCAGGGCCACGCGGCCCTCATAGGATTTGCCGTCCCGGGCACGGTCTACGGCCCAGGTCTGCACCTCCACATCCACGACAGTGAAACCGTCGCAAATCAGCGTTTCAGAGCGATGCAACCCGGCTTGGATCGCCTCGCAGATCCGCGCGGCCTCCACCCGCCCACCGGACTGACCGGGGCGGGAATGAACGACCAGACCAGCCTGCACTAATGCGCCTAGCGTGCCGTCGGTGTCATCTGCCACCGGCTCAAGACGACCGAGGCGGATATAGGGAAATCCGATCCCCTCGCCCGGCTCATCCACCACCCGATCACCGACAATCCCGGTCACACCGGGATCGGCCAGAAGCGCAGCGATCAGCCCCGCCATGGTCGCGGTCACATATCCGTCAGCCACGACTTGCCACCTCTTTTGCAGCCTTGCGCACGGCGCGGCTTATGCGATTGCGAAACTTCTTGCCGAGGTATTGCCGGGTGCGCTGCACATGGTGGCTTCCTTCGGTGGTGCCCCGGTCGCCCTTCTTGCGGCCGTGTTCGACAGAATAGGCGCGGTCTTTGTCCGCCTGCGGCGCATCGGAGGCGATCACCACCACCTCGCCCACCATGCCGTTGTCATGGTATTCCGTGGTGATCTCATCGCGGGTTTCGCCGGTGGTATTTGGCGCCAACACGCGGGCCACCCGGGCGCCTTCCTCGGTGCTGGTGGCGATGGACTTTCGGACGTGGCGCCGCTGCGCATCCGGCAGCGAAGACAGCTTGCGGATCAGTTTTTTATGGCCCTCAACCTTCATTCAACCGCACCCCCGCGCTCCAGCAACAACTCGACGCATTCGCCGCGTCCTTCGGGATCAATCGGCGCGCCTTTGATGGCCCAGATCTGACTGCGCACCTTGACGCGATCCGCGCCGGTGATCCCCCACGCCGGGCTTGTCAGACTTGCGCGGATCCGCAGCGTCGCCGTCGCTGTATCCTCCAGCCGACCGGCTGCAATTTTCTCTTTGCCAGACGTCTGGCGCAGCCACCCCCGGGCAGAGAACAGCGGCACCCAGTCACCCGGCTGCAAATTTCCATAACGGTCACGACCGCCACCTGCGGCCATGCGCTCGACCAACACGGCATCGCGATACTTGCCCGCCCCCATGCCTACGCCCCGAACTCACGATAGGGCGCCAGCATGGCTTTCACCCCATAGGGCACCTCTGCCATGACACCGGGCGCGACCGCCTCGCGGTTTACATACCAATGCGCAACCAGCAGACGAATGGCCTGCAGCACACTTGACGGCCATCCCTCGGGAAATTCCTCATCCAAATCGCGCCGGAGGTGGCGAAGCACATGATCCTCGGCCGCGTCCATATAGCCTGTGATCAGAGAATCATGGCCCAGATCATCCTCGGGCACCCCAAGGTGCACTTTCATATTCTCCAGCGCGATCTGGGTCATTTCGCAGTCACCTGGCCTGTTGCGCCCCCTCCGGGCGCAGCCGCCTTAGCATCGGTGGCCACATCGGGGTCGGGCTTTGCAGCAGGACCGACTTTCAGATCCTCGACTTTCGTCGGCATAAGCGATTTGACTTTGTCCAATTCGGCCTCGGCTTCCTTTTTGCTGATCTCCTTCAAGGCCGGATCCTCGGCCTCGATCAGCGCCTTGATCACCTTGGCACCGTCCGCGCCCAGCTTGGCCTTTTCATAAACCCCGGGCCGCAGGGTGCCGATTTTGGTGTGGCGGGTTTGGCTTACTTTCACAAACACGGGCTTTCCCCCTTTGCGTTGAATAGAAAACCCGCCCGGATCACCCCGGGCGGGTCACGTCAGATCGACAAGCGGACAGATCAGGCGAAGGTGAAATCGCCAGCAACCATGGCGGCCGGGCGCTTGTGCGCCAACGCGGCCCGCTTGCGGGCTTTCATGGTCAGCATGTCCTCGACGAAATTCTGATCGTGTTCCGAGGAAATCAGCACTTCGGCCTCGCTGCGATCATAGTAAGTCGCGGCCATTTCCAGATCGCCGGTCAGCCATTCATTCTGGGTCATGGTGGCGCTTTCCACCACATCCTTGCCCCAAAGCATCGGCGTGGACTGTGCGTGCGGATTGCCGAAGATATAGCGGCCCTCTGCATCTTTCAGCAGGTCAATGGCCGCCCAATCCAGCGGGTTCAAAACAAAGGCGGTGGGGATGTAATCCGCCAGCACCACCTGCAGCACCGCAAGGCGCAGACGGTCGATCCGGGTCTGGTTCGGCAGACCTGCAGCCGCAGCAAAGCCGGTCGCGTTTGGGATCAGGCCGTGCAGGTTTTCACCAATGCCATCCCCTGCGAGGATCTGCTTTTCCTCCTCCAGATCCAGCCCATAGCGCAGCTCCACGTCGATCTCGGTCTGGAGTTGATCCGCGTCTGCCATGGTCTCCTCGGTGATGTTGGTCACAGCACCGATTTTCTTCACCTTGGCGTCCGATTTTTCCCAGCCAAAGGACGAGGCCGGATAGGTGCCGCCTTCTGCGATGGCTGCCGTGCTATCGGTGCGCAGCACCTGTTTGCGAAACGTCACAAGATTGGACCCGGTACGCCCACGGCTCAAAAGGTTGACGATCCGCAGGCGACGGCGGGCCATGTTCACTGGCGCGCGTTCTTCATCGCCAGTAATCAGGCCACCGCCAGACCCAGAGGCCGAGGTGATGGCATTGTTGACCGGGATCTGCAGGCTGCCCTTTGCACCGTTGTCCAGGAATGCCTTGATCTGCTCGCTCCCCTCGGCGAGCGCCGCCTGCCCCATGGTCATAATCGCAGCAGAACCACCGCGCCCCGTACCTGCAGCGACCGACTGCGACAACTCAAGGAGCTGTGCCGATTGCCCCTCCAGCTGTTCGGTGATCTTGTCCGCAGTTTGTTTCAGCGCAGTCTGCT